CTTTAGCTGCAGTTGTAGTAGAATTTAATCCATTATCTTTTTCATATTCAGTGAAAACTACTTTGGATTGTCCATTTTCTACGTCCATACTTTCTATCCAAGGAAAGCGTAAAGCTGCACTCTTAGGTAAAGTTGGGAAATGTTTAGTCTTTGATTGTCTTACCAATTTAATCCTAAAACCTTTTTCCTTTTCAGATAATTTTAATTTAGTACATGCACCAACAAAAGCTTTAGCTAAATTATTAGTAGCTGCTTTTATTACTGTATCATCTTTTAATTTAGTTTCAAAATTATCTTTATTTAAACCTAAACCTAAAAACATCTTTTCGGAACCCACTTCTTTTTTTGCATTTTCTTCAGTCATATAAACTTTAAGAATTTCAATTAACCACATTTGTTGTAATTGCAAATCTTTAGCTATATTTTCTGCAGATCTAGGTTTTCCTTCAAAATCATCCTTATTTGGTGGGAAAAATATCATAGCTGCATTATCGCTTGCTATAGTTTCTCCGTCCATCATAGAATCAAACAATGAAGAACTACTACCACCTTTACTTAAAACTAGTTTCAAAGATCCTTGCTCTGTAACCTGAGTTTCACTACTTATTTTTACATTCTCGTAAATACCTGCTAACATTTTATATATAATTTAAATTAAACATTTATTTATTAATCAATCCATTCTGCTTTAATATCACCTTTTTGATATTTTTTCATAGTATCTAGCACTAATTTTAAATCATTAGGGATATATTTATCTTTAAACATTCCTGCCGGAGTTTTTGCTAAGTGATACCCATCACTGTTAGTTAAAAACTTATACTTGTATTTTCCTTCTTCCTCAATAATTAAAGAATGTAAAAGGCATGTAACATAACTTGGAATATCAATAGTATTATCTAATAATTTTCCAGAAGTTTTCATACCTACTTTACCATCATCTTTTACATCAGTATGAGCAAAAACTACAATATCTAAATCGTCTCTAAGTTTTTCAGTACTATTAATTAAATTATTAGCGACATCAGCCCCAAAATCATTCCATTTTGCAAAAGCTTCATTACCAGAATTTTTACTTCTAAAATCTGTAGAAGTTACTCTAGCATTAAAAAAATGATTTAAATCTTCTATTATCACTAATTTAATATTAGTTTTTTCTTTAGAGATTTTTTCTAAAGAAGGCCCTATTAAAGTAATATCACTTGTCATCAGTCTATTATTTCCAGGTATAAAATTTGTATCCATACCAGGTAAACTTTTGGAATTAGGGGTAATTATAGCAGTACTGCTTGGATCTATATATCTTAAAGAACTAGTTTTTCCAGATCCACTAGCTCCAATAATTAATGTTAAACTTGCTCCCATATTTTTAATTTAATAAATTTAATTTCCTATTGCTATGTCTTCGTAGACTTTAGCTAAATTATTCAAATCATCAGGATGAGGTAAAGTAGAGAAATACATAGATTCTCCAGTAAACCTTAATCCAAATGTAATTTGATCTATACCAAAACTATTTTTTAATATATGTAAAGACCTAAATCGTTGACTTCCTCCAGGTGTTAAAAGACCATGCTTTATATTATAGCCTTTATATTGACCCTTATCATCATAAGATTGATATTTATAAGGGTTAAAAAGACTTAAAACCAAGTCTGCAGACTCTACAGGATTACCAGTTTCTTTAAAATCCTCATACATAGGCTCTAAATTACCTTTAGAGTATTTCATTCTAGTAATATCACTTAATGATCTATTAAATTGAGAAATAACTATTGGATTAAATCCATATATATCTCTAGCCTCTGTTAAAATTTCGTCTAAAGCATCAATAGATTGCTTTTTGGTATTATATCCGTCTAACTTTATTTTACCTACATGATCTATTACTATATAAACTATCATGTTAGGATTATTAGGTATATACAATTTATCATTTTGTTTCATTGTATATACCTTATTCTTATAAGTAAAAGTTATTATAGATACATTACCTTTTTTCGTATTTTTTGTCTCTCCGGAAAATTGTTTTTTAGGAACTCCTTCTTGATATAAAGTAGTATTGTCAGTTGTAATAAGGGTTCCAAGTCTTCTTCTGAGATTTTCAATATCAGAAACTATTTCTGAAATAGTTTTTGCTCCATCTTTGATTTCTATTAAATCTAGAAGTTCATCCATCCAAGGGGTGTAAGAACCAATTAATTTTCTTTCATCTTTAGTTAATTCTCTGTAAAACTTTGGATTACCTATAATGTTTCCATTTTCATCTCTTGGTGGTTTGTTATTACCGGAAATAGTCTCACCACTTATCCTAATTCCCTTATCTTCAAATAGTTTCCAACTAGCAAATTTAGCTAGTTTAAATTTCAATCTTCTTTCCATGGAGTAATAAAGTCCTTCAAAATGAATTTTCGATTTTGTACTTCTTAACCATTCAAAAGGCTTTAATATAAAAGAATCATCAACGTAAGAAGTTTTTCCAACTCCGGAAATTGACCCTATTAAAGTATATCTTGCTTGTACTATATTGAAAATACTTCCAATTCTCTCTAACTGGTTTGGAATCAGGGGAATATCTTTCTTATCTATTTCGTTTAATAGTTTCTCTGTATAAATACTCATAACCAAGTTGAATTTCCTTTATCTTCTAGTGGAGTTTCATAAGATTCATATACCTGCCTCCATGTACCTTCTGTGAAATACTTACTCAGCTTGGGCTTTGTAGTATTTTTTGCTTTATAATATTTGAGAGTTTTGACTACTAAGATAGAAAAATCTATCGACTTATTGGCAATAATCTTTTCAAAAACTTTTAAAGATTCTTTAGTTATAGATCTTAATGAATAACTAAGTTCTCCAGAAGTAAAAGCAGGTATTTCAGAGTCGGAAAAGAAAAAGTTCATAGCTTGAGAAATAGAGACTCCAATATATTTTTCCGGTAAATTTTTACATTGTTGTATAATACTAGTTCTTTTTTTTACTAGAAAATATTCCCCATCTTTCTCTCTAATTATTTTTTCTTTTATAAAATATTTAATTGTTTCATCTTTATTCATCCAATTCTTTTTTTAATTCTTCAATCCTTAATAATATATCATGTCTCTTATACCCAGGTTTTGTAGGGTGTTCTATATGAGATTCTAATATTTTAATAGTATATGCAATAGTATACTTTTTAAATTTTTTATTTAAGTTTAAAAAATTATCTAAATTAGATTTATACCAATCTTTTTTTATACTAGTTGTCATTTACGTATTTTTTAAACCATTCTTTTGGAGTACCTTCAAACTCTAATTTATCATTGATAGCATCATAACAACTAATTAAAATATTCCCAACAGTACCATTTGAGGGGCTTACAACATAGTAATAATCTAACATAGAAATATCCTTATCAGAGCCTTCACATAAATAAACATTACCACAACCATCTTTTAAAACTTTTACAATAGTTGCTGCTAAACAACCAATTCCATTTGCTTGTGTATATTTATCAGAAAAGTCGTTCACTAATTCTAATTCTTCAAGATTTTCAGTTAGACAAGCTTTTGCAATATCTAAACCAAGACCATCTGGATAACCATCGTATTGCTTATACATTATCAATCCTGTATTCTTTGGTTCTTTTATTGTGTCACTTTGAAAGTGAAAAAATGTTTTGCTTTTTGTCCCCATAATTTTTATATTATTTTAATTAAATCTTTTTTGTGTCATAAATCACTTTTTATAGTTCTATAATCCCAAATTTTACTACTATCTAAATTCCAATCATTTAACATATTATTAACCCATTTAACAGCAGCAGTAGCTGCTTGTTTATAACCATCTTTAGTTTTTCTCATAAAATAAGGGATCATAATAAAAATAGTAGCTAAATCTTCTGGATCTAATCTCATTAGTCTACCTAATCTTTGCCTTAAAATAGTGTCACTACTATTATAACCTTCAAAAATGGCAAAGTTTAAGTTTCGCATATTAACTCCTCGGTTAATTTTATCTACCAAACCTAATTCTCTTACCATACCTTTATTAAAATCTTCAAAATTTTTATCATTTATCAATTTTGTATTTTCACCGTGGTATGTAGTAGTAGTAATTAAGCTCGATTGAGCAGTTCTTTTAGAGAAGATAACAGCTTTAGAGGTTTCGTCTAAAGTATGTATATAATCCAATAATCTTCTAGTTAATTTAACACTAGCACTAGAATTGTATAATATTTCAGCTCTTTTGGCTCCATATAATTTTCTAAATGTTTCATATTTCTTAATATCTGAAATATCACTAGTTATTTTAGCTTTAGTAAGTTTACCCATAGTAATTCTGAGTTGTTTATCCCAATAATTATAAGAAATATTTTCAGAAGTTTTAAATGTCTTAGAACCTTTACCATAAGTAACTAAACTGTTTTTCTCTTTGCTTAAATCATATTTTACAAAAGTTATAGGGGTAGAATTTAAAATACCATCCTCTTGAGCTTGTTTCTGAGTATATTCTACCAAACAGGGTAAATATTTATTCATAAAATCTCTTTTAGAATCTGCAACATAACCAGTCATACCAATTATGTTACAGTTTTTATAAGTTTCAAATACTTTACCATATCCAGGTGTAAAAGCGAAATCCATCTCATCAGCTATTAGCAAATAATTAGATAAATCTTTATCCCATTTATAAACTGTTTGATATGTATTCATTTCTATTATATCCTTATAAATAGACTCAAATCCCCACTTTTCAAAATCTTCTTTCCAATTATTATCTCTTAATCTAGTATTATCTACTAAAATTATTATTTTTTTAAACTTCAATAATTCTTGTAATGGTTTTATTAAATCAATAATAATTTTCGATTTTCCTACACCTGTAGCTACTATAATAGAATGATGAATAAATTTATTTTCCTTAACTTTAGATAAAACAATCTCAGAAATCTCTTGTTGTTTTTTATCTCTTTCTGTCATCTTGTTTATTCTTAGTAACTGAAAATATTTTAGACTGATTATCCCAATTAGCCATAAGAATATTATATTCTTTTAATATATTTTCAGCAATAATACATTCTTCTTCTGTTAATAAATCTTTATGTAATAAACTAGGAAGAACTAGTAATCTAGCTTTCAACCAGTTTCTATTACTAGCTTTTTTCTGTCTTTCTGTCATAATATTGTAATTAATTTTCCATCCCATTTAAATCCATTCAAATACCAATCACCTTGTTTTTGCCTAATAAATACTCCCTCTAATCCATTCAATCTTTCTTTAGTAACATTAGTAAAATAACCACAATTAGTAATTTTGAGTATTCTTTTTGAAATTAAATATTTATAAGCAATAATATTTCCAAATAAAACTAATTTTACACAATTTTTATCTACAATAACTGTAGTATTAGATTTAAAAAAAGGTTTAGACTGATTAAAAGCATTTATCGCTTCTATTGTTATTTTTCTCATATTAATATTATTTAACCCAATGATTATCAATGTAAGGTTCAGCCTTAAGTAAATCAGTATTTAAAGCTAATTTACCAGCAAATTCCATATAATGTTGTAGTGTTTTGGCCCATTCTTCAGATAATTTTTCTACCGATTCCGTACACCATTCATCGTAAGGAAATAGTAATAACCTAATCTTATCTTGTAAATTGTTATTATTAATATACCTTCTTAACAATACACCAGAAATTTTAACTATACCTGCCCCAGAACCTTGTATAGGCATATTTTTTGATTCTCTCTCAATAGAAGATTTCTGTTTTTCAGCTTCTTTAATTTCGCTGTAATTCATATCTTGAATTAAGCCTTTGTTATATCTTTCAAGCTTTTTGATAACCTCTATTTTCCATTGGTCATAAAATCTAACTCTACCCAAAGTAGGCTCTACAATAAATCCTTTATGCACACCAAAATTAGCATAAGAAGCTAAAGTATTTTTAATAGTAGGAAATGTTGAAAAGAATTTATTTATAAGAACTTTTGCCTCTTCCATAGTAATTTGTAATCTTATACTTGCTCCATGAGCGGATAAACCGTAAGATAACCCAAAACTAATAGCTTTAGATTTATCTCTCATATCTTGATGTCTTTTACAACTACATTTTTGTTTGGAAAATTCAAAAACACATCCTTCTTCGATAGCTTCTATCCATTTATCACCAAATATCAAAGAAGCATTTACAGAATGTACATCGTCTCCATCTTTAAAAGATTTTAACCATACTGGATCTTTAGATAAAAGTGCTATTATTAATATTTCTTCACTAGCATAATCCGCACCTACAAATTTCCATCCTTGAGAAGCTATAAAAGCATCCCTATAAGCTTGTTTTTTAGGAATTTGTAGTAAGTTAGGTTCTTTTGCTGAAATTCTACCTGTATTTATTATAGGATTAAACCTAGTCCTAATTCTACCATCAATATTAATATGATCTAAATATTTTAAACCGAATTTAGTTATTAATGAATTGGATTTTGTAAACTTGTGATATATAGGAAATATTTCATGCGTATGCCAATTATCTAAAACAGTTTGTTCTGCAGTATTTTCAATTTTTGGATTAGCCTTTTGAAATACTTTAAGTCTTTGAATTGGGCTATTCCAATTAATAATCATCGTATTTGCAGGAATTAATAACTCTTCTTCGATAAGTTTATCCCTAAATTCTGCTATAAAAGTATTATCTAAAGCTTCATCAAATTGATCTTGGTTATTCTTATCTCTATTTATAATAAATTTAATAATAGCAAAGTTTGTATCATAAGATTGTCTATACTCACTAGCTTCCCAAGCTTTGCCACTAACTTTTAAACCTTCTGGAAAATCTGGATCATTAGTTTTAAGATAATCTTTTAATACAACTTTAGAAGTACCTGGAAGATTAGGAAATAACCAAGATAAAACTTGAAGTTTTTTAACAGAACTATTCCAAATAGGTTCCATTCTGTCTTTATCCACATATAAGTCTTCAGAAACTAAAAATTTTTTACCAAAAAAATTTAAAATAATTGTATTAAGTTCTTTTTTAGATTCTTGTACTATTGGTAAAGCTTTATTATAATTATCAATCCATTTTTCTCTATCAAAATTAATCCCATGAAATTCTATATCACCTAAAACTTTTGAAAATTCATTTTCCCACCAAATAGTTGTAATTAAACCTTTTGAATAGGTATCTTTAATTTTTTTAACTTTGGGATTACGTAATTTTAATCCTATTTGTTTGTCAATTGTCTCTGCTTCAGTAAGTTGTAAACTTCTTAAGTGCCCTAATTTATATACATCTAAAGCAGCATATTCAATTTTATCATCAGTTAATACATCATCAGAAAATTCACATTGTAAAGCTTTGCTCATATCAATATCAAACCTTCTTTTATAAGTACCAGCTAAACTATAATAACCTTTTTCTACAGTATATCCGGTAGTAAGAACTTTCTCGGCTGAAAAAGCATCATATAATTTATTAAGGGTTATACCATATTTTTTCCAGATAATATATTCAAAATTAGTAAATACTATTAATTCCCCTTTAAAATTTTGTATAGTTTGTGCTAAAGTAATTTGCTCTTTTTCTGTAAGAAAAGACCCTTGTATAATCCAAATACTTTCACCTTTTTCGTCCGCAAATTGTAAAACTCTAAGTTCTCTATCTAAAATACAGTCAACTTTATTAGTTTCTATATCATGTCCAACTATTTTTTGTTTAGAAAACCAAGTTAAAAATTCTTTTAAAGTAGAAATAGACTTATACTTTTCAGTATAAGTCGTACTTCCAATATAAAATATTTTAGCCATTTAATCCTGTATTGCCTCAGAATTATCGTTAACTATAATATCATCTTCTGCTACAGTAAAAGGATCTACAGGAATATCTTCTGTAATTTCAGCATTTTTAACTAAAGTTACAGGATAAAAAGTTACATTTTCCCTTCTAGTATAAGTATTTTCACCTTTTGCACTACCGCTACTTACAACTTTAGGAATATTATAAACCCCTTCTTCATTAGTAACAGGAAAGTCATAATTTACTTTCAATTCTACAGAGTTAAAATCAGGATTTAAAGTATATAAATCCCTCATTAAAGGTATTAAATGATTTTTTACTGCTGTACTTGGAGAATTTACAGATTCTTTACGTACATCTACTTTAGCAGAATGTTTAGCAGTTAAGTCAGATACAATACATAAAAATATAAGATGTTCCTGAGCATTTTTTGGATATAAAGACCATTGACGTGAATCAATAAAATCTAATCCACCTTCACCAACTTTAGCTCTAAATTCATCAGAATATACAATTTTCCCGTTTCTGTGGATTCTAATATCGCCACCGTTTTCAGGTTGTAAATTAATACTTCTAGTAACTGCTTTTTCTACAGTTTCCAGTTTAAAATCTGGATTGTTTAAAAATTTCAAATTCATAACTTGTTTTTATAATTTATTGTGTTTTAAATAAAAAAAGAAAACCTCCCAGCCAGATATTTACATCTGACTGGAAGGTTTTTATAAAAAATTAATTTAAAGAAAATTCTATTGGTCTACCATTAAAAGTAACTTTTACTATTTTCTCAGCTTTTGTAACTGAAAATATTTCTGAGATACTTTTTTGCACTTCTTGAAAAGTACATGTTTTACTTATGGTAGAAGATAAGCTATTTCTGTTAGCTTTTTTATCACTGTATTTTACACATACTATAAGTTTACCAGAAACAGATCTTGCTGTTGTTTTAATCGTTAACATACTATATATTTAAAATTTAATAAAATTATTCGACTAACCAAGGTAAACGTAAATATAATGTTCTAACTATATTAGAGGTTTTACCTTTATCAGTTTCTATGTCCTTTTTAGCTTGTTGTTTCGCTAAAGCTTTCGTCAATTTATTACTTTTACGCTTTTGTCCTTTTTTACGTCTTTTTACTACTGCTATATCACAAAATTCAAACATCGCTTATAATTTTTAAATATTAATAAATAATTTCAAATTTAATATCATCTTTATTTAAGTTAATTGGAAAATAATCCATAAGATTTATTTTATATGGTTCGTATATAAATGTATAATAAACAGGAAAAAATTTAAATTCATTATTAGATATTATTTCAGTAATAATATGAAAATCTAAATTATTAGTTGCTTTAAATACAGTTATTTTACTTTTTAAACATTGCAATATTTTCTGGTAATCATCACTATGAACTAAAAAATCTGTTAAAATAAATACTGCATCAAGTTTAATTTCTTCATTATTAGAATCTAATAAAGATTCTAATATAATAATATCATAATCAGTTAAAAAACTTTTTAACTGATTGATTAGACTTATATCGGTTAATTCATCTGCTATTAAATAAACGTTCATATTTAAAATTTTTAAAGTTTAGTGAGTAGAGTAGGCTCTTCCTACATTTTTATCACTCCTCACAGCTATCTACCCACCAAACATAATTATTAACCAAAAAAACAATTATTTAAAGTCAGTCCACTTAGGAGAAGTATCTTGACCTTTATAATTAAAAACTAATGCTATAATTATTATGGATAATATAAATATACTCATAATTTAAAATTTAATTATTAAATTACTGTAGTGGCGGGGGAGGGACTCGAACCCTCGATCTTAGGATCATGAGTCCTACGTGTTAACCATCTACACTACCCCGCAATTTTATAAAACAAAAGTATTAAATTTTGTTAAAATTTTATATGTTTTTTGTTTAGTTTTATTTTTTGTTTACAACGCTATATTGTTCGACTCAAAAATTATCTGTATCACTTAACATGTTAATAAATTCTTCTGTCTTTTCTTCTGTTAAAAATTTCGATATTTCATCAGTATGTTTTATACGCGTAGCCTTTCTTCTTTTATCCCGCTCGCTTTTCATTTCGTTTAATGCTTTAAGCATAACTGCTTTTGCTTTGTTAAACCCTTTTACATAATCTATATTCTTAGTTCTGTATGGCTTTAAACTTTTGAGTAGAGTAATTAGTTTTTCCATGTTATTTGTTTTTATACTTTAACTAATTTTAATGCTTCAAATAATCCTTCTTCTAGTGCTTGCTGGTAAGTTGTATATACATGAACTAATAACCCACCTTGCAATATCCCGTATATATATAATTTACGGGTATATTTCAAATCACATTCTTTTGTTACAGTATCAGCAATAGGGTTTATTATTACATTATTTTGATGTTTCTCTCTCAACCATTTTTGCAACTCACAAAGCCATAGATAATAGCTTATTTCTTCAACTTCATTTAATCTTTCTCTAGTATTTTCAAATGGGAATGTTTCAATATAATATGATTCCCCAGCAAAACCTTTTTCTTTAGCTAGTTCTTCTAATTTTTCTTTCATTGTTTTCTATTTTTCTATTCATTCCCACCCGTAGGTGATTACAACTTTTTTGTGTAGCATGTCGTCCATTTTAAAGCCAAGTTCATTACAAATACTTACCACCTCATCGAGAGTAGGTTTCCCTCTCCCTTCTTCTAGGTCTGAAATCCTTTTTATTTGCCTTAACTTACATTTTTTTGAAAGCTCATTTGCTGTTATGCTGTTACACATTCTTATTTTCCTAATATTGTGTACAAAATTCTTGTAGTCCATTCTATTTAATATTAAATTTTCTATCAAACACACTAAGAACGACATTCGCTCTTTTTACTGCAACATCCGATCCCTCCTTAGCTACTCTTACAGCCACCTTTGACCATAATTTCATCCTGATTTTATTTAGCTTTTTTTTATTCATCTTAAAAAGCTTTTATTTATAAAAATATTATATTCTTTTTCAGTACCTATAAAACTTTTATAAGATGAAGAATCTTTAGTAATATAATCAGAAACATCAAACTCTTCCCAACCTTGTATTTCTAGTAAACTATGAAGAGCTTTCATATTTTCAGCTCTTTTTAATTCTAATTTTGAATTATGTATTTGAGTTTTAATGATCATTATAGAATCATCCCAAATATTTTCATTTGATAATTCTTTTTGCTGTTTTAAATCGATAAAATATAAATCAACTAATTGATTAGAAAAATAATCTCTTAATTCTCTATCAATATATCCCTTATGTATTTCACTATTTTTCATAATTTCTTGTATTTTAAAGTTTCAAATAATTTAATCCATAATCGCAATAAGGGCAAGGGTATGTATACACACCTCCGGTTTGATCGCAATAAGAACAATATAAGACTTTTACCTCAATTTCTGCGCTCTGATCATCTTCTATAATAAGGGTTTGCTTTTTATCACTTAGTAAGATTTTTTTCATCCTGTCTTTCTTTGATAATTTTTAATGCTTTACGCAATCCAGCGAGAAAACCCTTTTCATATGAGGTTGGATAATAACAATCTAAGTCAACATTATCTATTAGTTTCTTAAGTTTTTTTATCGTTTTTTTCATTATTCTAATTTTGTATATAAAAAAAGGTTAAGAACCGCCCTAATCCCTAACCTTTTAACCAATTTTTACGTAATCTTCGACAACACTTAAAGTAAATAATTATTTACTCAATTATCTATGGGCGTTATTTATTAAAAATAAATTCATATTTAACAAAAAACTTATTCCAAGACTGTCTTCTAACAGCATTTATACTATTTTCATACACATCATTAGTTTGATTTATAATGGGATGCATACATAAATGCTCCATACCTAATGATAATTGTTTTATTTGATAATATATTTTTGTCTTGTAAGTAATTTCTAGTGGTCTAAAAGTGAAATCTTCTTTAAAATCTCCACCTCCATCAAAAGTATTAAATAAAGTTTGTTCTAAGTTTATATTTTTCCACTCAAAATTAAATTGTATTTCCGCATAAGCTACCCATGAATCTGAATAAGTTCTTAGATAGTTTTCCTCGGTCATACTCCATTTATCTTCTATTCCACCTAATTCTACACTTCCAGAAATATTAACCTGAGAAAATGTAAGAAAGGATATAAGAAGTAAAATAGTTGTTACTAATCCCCTTAACATAGGACTAGGTTTTGGGTCATTATCATAACCTTTGTGATTATATCCACAAATAGTACAATGATAACCTATATTATCTGTATACCTTAAAGGTATTTTACAAATTAGACATTCCATAATTTATTTTTTTACATGTTTTATAATTCTTTCTTCTTTTTCAACCCATTCACCAGTTTTTTCTATTATTTTACCGTTTTCTTCGATTTTGATAGGTTTAACATACTTTCTAAACATTCTATTAGCTTTAATAAATTGAAATCTGTATTTACCTTTTTTATTACAAGAACTCTTTTTCTTATTTAATTTATAAGAAGGATGCCCAGTAAATACATATTGCAAAATAGCTACAGGTTTATCATCTTTCCCTATAATTTCTTTTGTAAATATTGGAGCCGGAATATTACTTCCAGGAACTTTACTATCAATGTATCTTTTATAAATAGATTTATCCGTAAATCTCCACATACTATCTTTTTTATCTATGAACTCTATCATAGCTTTTTCGTGAGATATCCTAAGTACCTCATTTGTAACAATGTTTGCAATGCAAACTAATTTTTCTGCTTTCATAGTTTTACCTCCAGCTTTTTAATTATTAATTATTCTTGTATTATACTCTGATTATCAATTGTAAAATTCAAAGTATTATTTAAAACTTCACTTACTGTATATTCAACTTTTTGATATTTTCCTTTATAATTTAAAGATATTAAAATAGAAAGTTCACTATCTGGCCATCGTACAGTAATATCTTGAAATGTAATACTTAAATGAACTTCTTCATAAGTTTTTTTATATATAATAGGTAAATGATAAGAATTAATACGTAATTTACTGCTAAAAACTTCATCATTAAGAGTATAATCCACAATAACGGACATTCTCTGTTCATAATTTGAAATTAGTTTGCACTGAACTTCAAATTCTACTAATTCTTCTATTTTTTTAGGCTCTACACTTTCTTTAGTGTTACAAGCAAAAAGAAGAATAATACTAATTAAAAATAAATATTTCATAATAATAAATTTTATTTAAATTGCACCCTAAAGAATGTTACACTTAGTCGGGTTAAAACAACATTCTAAAATAGGTGACTCACTATTTATGACCCTTAATTTAATTTCCAAAGCACAAGTGCTATGCCCATGCTTAGTAAGATTGTATGTTACTAAGACTTTTGTGAGCAGGCCAGGATTCGAACCTGGAAAAGATATATGTGTAGTATCTTTTTTTAATTTTTTCGTCAATAAGTGACCACCCCCTACACCATGAGTTCAACTTTGTCAACGTGTGTCTACTTCCACCACTTACTCA